TGGCTTGTTTAATACCCACCTCAGGGGCTTTTTCAATTAAGGCTTGTAATCTATCAAGCCCACCAACTTTTAACTCTAAACTCATAACTCAGGTGCAGTGAGTAAATACTTTTTATGTGCAGTGAGTGAAAACATAGTACCACCTCGTGAGTGGTCTGCTACACCTCGCACTGTATAGTCAATGCTGTTTATGGTGAGTTTATCACCAGTACGTATATCAACCCCTACCTCTGTAACTAACTGATACCCCTGACCAAACTGTATACCATTAAGGCTACTTTGTTCCTCTGTTAATGGGCGTAAGTAACCAGTAGCAGTACCAACACTGGTAAAAGTAGACTTATTACCAGTATATACCTGCCTTTTAATGGCTGTAATTGCATTTTGGTTAGTAAATAAAAGCATAATTTTTATATGCCATATCTAAAGGCTTGGTACTGACCAAGTACCTGCTTAACCATATCAGGGATAGTATCGTTATTATCCTTAAAACGTACCTCTTGCCCCTCTGTACGCATCTGTGAGATACCACTAGCCTGACGGTTACCAAAGTAGTGAGCAGTAAGCATTGTACACGCCATAGTAAGGTCAAATGGTAGGGTGTGTGTTAATGGTGACACTACTGTTTCATTAGCAAAGTCTATAAGGTAACCTGCTGTGTAAGTAATCTGCATACCCTGAGGTATTTTTGATAAGTTACCGTAAAACTTAATATACCCCTCATTAAGGTATGTAAGGTAACTATCTACATTGTAAGTATTCCATACAGGTGTACTTGGTGTACCTGACCTATACTTTACTGACGCAATAGCAGTAATAGGGTACTGGTTAAGGAAAATTGTTTTACCGTCAGTATCATATACCTCTGTATAGTCCTGACTTAGAAACTTACGCCCACCACAATAGTTTTCAATAAACATTGTGGCTTGGTTAATAAGTAACTCAATAACAGCATCACTAGCACTATCCGTAATGCCAAGGTATGTTTTTACTTTTGCTGTTGTGGTTAGTGCGTTTGCTAGTGTGCTCATAAGTTTTTATTATTCTGTAACCTCTACGTCTGCCCCCTTGTTATCGTCTGCGTCACCACCTTTATTATCGTCTACAATTTCAGTATCAAGGTCTGCTTTAACTTCATTGCTGTCTAAAACTTCCACTGTTTCAACTTCGGTAACTGTTTCTGTTATGTCCTCAAAGTTTGTAAGGTCAAGGTCTGCAACTGTTTCGTCTGCGTAGACTTCGCCTTTTTCGTATCTTACCCCTGCTGTAATAAATGTAAATAGTGCTTTTTTCATAAAATGTTTTTATTGTTGTTAAAGCAACCTTATAGTTTGCTTAATAAGAAGTGTATCACATTGCGTGATACACACCTTATAAACAGGCTATGACGCTGATGTTTTGAGCACTGCAAAGGCTGTTGGTAGTCCAACTGCTACAGCGTGACGTGTAATTACACGTACTGCTGACTGGTTTGTTTCAAAGAGTGAAACACCACCAATAACACCCTCACTTGAAATAGACACTGCCATTTCCTGACGCATACCTACATAGAGATGCTTGAGGTTACCAAAGATAACGTACTTTGTACTGATAGCTGTGGTGCTTGGCATCTTATCTGATAGGTAAACTGGATAACCCCAAAGTGTACCTGCTTGTGCAGTAGGAAAACCTTGGTTTGTACCTGTAAGCATTGGGTTAACAGCTGAGCCAAAGTATTCACCTGATGTAGATGCCTTTGACTTCTGTAGTAATGCCCAAATAGTACGGTGCATAATGTAACCTGCACCCTGTAGTGACCAAGGCTTTACGTTAGCAATGAGGTCACGCATATTGTCAACTGTACTACAAAGAGTAAATGTTGAGTTACCTGCTGACGGCTGTACAACTGTAACACCTGTGTCAGCGAGAATACCTGTGAAAGTACCTGTACCAACAAGTCCCTGTAGGTCAAGGTCACCTGCAATTGCCTCTGCAAAAAGTTCTGTTAAGAGGTCAACAACTGAAACGTTAGCATCTGCCAAAAGTTCATTTGACATAGGTGTAAGCCCAATAGCAGTCTTTGCTAAAAGCTGTACGTTTTCAAATACTGGCTGTGATGCTGTACCTGCTGTTGCTTCACCTGCGTAGTAGATAGTAACTGACGATGCTAGACGTGGTACGTTTAGAGTGTCAGAGTTCATTGGAAACTTACGAGCAAGTTTTGCAACTAGTCCGTAGTCCTCAACTACACGGTTAACTTCACTAGCAAACTCCTCAGGTACTAGGAAACCACCGTTTGCATTTGTTCCCTCAGTCAATGACTTAAACATTGCAATACTGTTTGCGTCCTTGTTGTAAAGGGCTGACAAAAACTTTGCAGTCTTTTCCTTTCCCTCTAACTTTGCAAGGTTTTCAGCACCAATTTCGTGTGCTGACCCCTTGATAGCAAACTTATTTGCAGTCTTTGTAAGTTCTGACTTTGCCTTTTCTACGGCATCAATAGCACTCTTTTCTGCAACCTCAGACATTAACTTTGTAAGTTCGTCCTTAGTCATTTGTATTACTTCACTCATAAAATGTGTAAATTAAATTAAAACTTAATAAATGCACTAGGCTACTGTTTCAGCCTTTTTCTTTGCCACAAACTTATTTACCATTGCTAGTACTGTTTCGTTTGTTTTGTCATTTGTACGTAACAGTGTTTGTACGTTTTCCATAACCTCAGCAAATGAAAGTATGACAACCTCAGCCTCAACGCTACCTGTATCTTGTACAGCCTCCGTTGGCTTTTCGGTGACAACTTCCTTTTCAATTACTACCTCCTCAGCACTTGCCTCCTTTGGGGTGCAACTATCTTTAAGGTTTTGTAGGTGTGTACAACCTGTACCCATTGCCTCCATAGCCTTATCAATAATAGCCAAACTTTCCTTTGATAACTTAGCACCTGCCTTTTCCTCTTTAGGGGTAAAGTCTTTTGCCTCTGCTGAGCCAATAGCCTTACCAACCTTAGTTGTAGTATCAGCACTTTCACCGTCTGCAACCTGCTGTAATAGGTCTACTGTTTCAGTAAGAAGTGTTTGGAAACTATCAACAGGGGTATTTTGGTCAAAATAAACGCAACCAAATGCCTGTATAACGTCCATAACCTTGCACCAGTTCTCATACTTAGCATCAAGCATTTCCTCAGCATTTATTTCCTCAGCAACAGCCCCTTTATCAATAACCTCCATTTTAGCCTCAATAGTCTTAATAAAGTCAGCATCAAAACCTTTCTCTACTGCTCTACGTAGTGCCTCTTGGTTTGCAGGTACAGGTACAAGTGATAACTCAAGTAACTCACTACGAGTAATAACATTACCTTGTCTTTCTAGTGGTATAAAACCAACTGATGATGCGTTAACAATTCCCTCCTCATACAAACGCTTTACTTGCTGTGCCATTGGGTTTGCATCTGCTGTAGCAAATATAAAATCTGCAATAAGCTGACCCTTTATTACTTGTGCTGATACTACTTTACCGATAGGTAGGGCTGAGTAGTCGTGTGCCCAAAGTAGTACAGGGTTTTTCTTAAAGTTCGTTAAGTCCCAACCTGACTGGTCTACTACGTCACCCTGACGGTCTACTGCATTTGTAGATGCAATGATAGTGAAAATATCACTACCGTTATCACCTGCCTTTTTTTCTACACCACCGAGTAAATAACTTTTAGTATTCATATTGTAATAATATCACGCTTTTTGTAAAGTGTCTGTTTAGTGTGGATAATGTTAGCCGTTAAACTGCTCTTGTTTAGTGACTGTGAGTGTACTTGGTGTACTTACAAGTCTATTTACGATAAGTAAAACTGCAAGTAACCCTTGTACTCCACTAGCAACCTTTGGTGGTAGTGCCTCTGACGGTAATGCCTGTAGCACACCGATAGCACCAACGAGTACAGCCAACCACAATGTCTTTGAGTATATAAAATGTTTAGTGTCCATAAGTTTTATTTAAGTAAGCGAGAGTTAAAGCACCAACTCTCATACCATTAAGTTTTGTAATCTCACTAGGCGTTGCAATGTTGTGCTTTAGTTGCAATGCCTTAACTGCCTGAGCAGTAGCGTTGTCATATGTACCACTCCCCTGCCCTGCTGTCATTAGCCCCTCGTATGCCAAAATCTGTTGTAAATACACAACATCTGCACTACGTATGCCGTAGGGGAGGGGGCTAGTAAAAACGTGTGTTGGTCTTGCAACTGTTTGACTTTCCTTAATAGTTTGAGTAGGTGCAAGTCGTTTAGTAACTTCCTCTACAGCAAACCAAACGTCGTCAGTCTTATAGTCGCACACGCTATGGTGGTCAATAAGTATAGGGTTTGCTATACCTGATGCCTTGATAATCTCAATAGCAGTATTATACTGCCACTCTGTAAGTGTATCACCTGCAAACCAAACAAACTCTATACCAATAAGGTACTGGTTTGGGTTAATGTAGTTACCTACTATATCTTTTTTAAGTACAGCCTGTGCACGTGGTAATGGGTTACGTACTGTACCACAGTGCCAAGCAACATCTGCATTTTGTACCAACTGTATAACCTCACCCTCATTTTTACCTATGATGTAATGTGCACTGCTTGGGTTTGGTCTGTTCCCTGTTAGCAACCAGTCAACTGCCCCTGCATAGTTACCTAAAGTACCGTGCAAAACAAAACCTACCTTTGGTACTGTACCCTTTGCGTAGTTTGGTGACTGCTTAAATTGCATATTTTTATTGTGTTTGGCTAAACTCTTTTAGCCTATTAAGTAATTTTTGTGGTATTGAGTACCCTAGTACTGCACCATTTTCTAGTATACTGATAAGTTCTGTGACTGATAGTATAATCATTATACTCTCGTCAACTTTCATATCAAAGCCTATAACTACCTCTGTAAGATGTCCTGCACTTATAAGTAAACCATAGACGGCAATTTTACCTGCTGAGGCAAAGGCTCTCTTTGATGTAATGATAGCCCCTGACTGCTTACTAGCCATAATGCCAGTTATCATATCCATTATAACAAGAATAACTACAGCACTCGCAACATTGTAGGGTATATTACCAAAGAAAATTGTATATACGGTAATACCTGCACTTGCGAGTAACTTAATACTGAGGTAATCACTGATACTTGTAAAAATGTTTTTGATGACTTCAACAAGTCCTCTATCGTGTAATATACCGTACATAGTTAATAATAGTAATTTTATATACCTTTATTGTAACATTTTTTTATATGCACACTTTACACAATTGTTGTAAATACTGCTTGAGTATCTACAATTGTATATACGTGGTTTTCAATAGTAATTTCTGTACTAGTAGTAACAACTTGCTTTTCGTCAACAATGTTACCCTCTACATCATAGAGAGTTGCAATGTTACCTAATACTATATACCCACCGTATTGTGCACCTGATAGTACTATTTGCATACTAGATAAATCTACCCTTAATTAAACACGTACCTCTAAATATTTCCGTTGCTGTTGCTGTACCTACTGGCATATTAAGTATCACGTGTACAAAACGCCCACTTTCTACTACCTCAGGTGTAACAAAGTTTACATCAAGTGGTGTAGCACACGCACCAACACCTGCACCTATCTGAAAGTTTTGGCAACCAACCTGTCTACGGATAATGTTAGCCGTTGCAAGTGATACTGCTGATGAGTTAAAGCCCATTGACCACTCAAAGATAGTAGGGGTCGTGGCTACTGCAACTACGGTGTTATAAAGTTCAATGTGTATACCCTCACAAATAAAACGTGAGCCAACTGGTACTGTAAACGCAAATAGTGCGTAGTCTGTAACTGCACCTGCTGTTGCAACAAACTGGAAACGTCCACCAAGTGTTGTATATGCACCTGCTGTATTTGATAGAGTGCCTGATGTTGGGGCTGTACTGTTTGTGTGGTTTTCATTTTGTACACCAGTAAAAGGCTGTCGCCCTGCTGTCATACCAAGGTTACCTGCAATTTGTGAGGCATCAAGGTTTGTATTTACGTCTGTTGAAAGTACCAAAATATCGGTAGTAATATATACAGGTGCAGTTGACGGTGCAGTATTGTTATAAACACGGTCATAAAATGGTAATGCTGTAGCACCCCACATCTTAATAACTGATATTGGTACTGGTAATGATACTGAGCCTATCATTTCACCTGTGTTTGTATCTTGGATAGTAAGCACGGCATTATCGTCGTCAACAATAAGGTCATACACAAAGTAGTTACTTGTGTAGTAACTGTTACTCATATTAAGGTTTGCACCTACTGTATTACCGTTAGAGGCTACCTGTGATACAACGTTTGCAATAGCTGTTTCTACTGAGTTGATTGTATGTACAACCTGTACTGCACCTGAGTTTGTAAAACGCACCTGTGTACCGTTAGACACAATGAGCGTAGTAGTAGCAGGTACACCCCAACCAAAGTCTGCAATTGTTCCTGACACCATACTATGACGTTTACGTGTCTTTATCTGTAGTGGTGTACGTTGGTTTTTATAAAAGAGTTTTTGTGACTGTAAAATTGCAACTGCTGACAATGTAGTAAGTGCAGTTGAGTTGAAAATATAACCACCAAGAGTTGACTGAGTAGGTACAAAAGTTGTGTTTGATGCAGTCCAACGTTGTGCGTGTAGTGTCGCACCTTCAAAACTTTCAATAAGTTCAGGTGTATAGTTACCAATAATAAGGTTACCTTTTCGGTCACCTCGTAGCATTGTTGCAAACTGGTCATTTTTAACAGAAATAAGTTGTGCCTCTTGTGTTGAGGGTATAAACTCACGGTGTATTAGTGATAGTCCATTACCACTACTATCTTTTGGCTCACTAAATAAAGCACCTGATGTGCTGTTTCCCTTTGCTTGACCACCTGTGAAAAAGTCTAGTAACATATATTTATATTATAACATTATTAAATTATTTGGTAATACACATTGCGTTTACCTACCATTAGGTAAGGTGACACAACGGTTAAAGTAAACGAGCCTGTACCTGCTAACCCTGTCATAGTAACTATGTCAGCCTCAAAGTCATTACCCACACGCCCTGTTGCAGGGGTAGGTGAGGGGTAGACAAGTATTTTATTTGAGCCAGTAATAGTACCGTTAGTAATAGTAAAACTCTTACTGCTTACTGGTGTACTACCAAAATCAATTTCAACCTGTGTAATTGAAACACCACCTGCTGACGGTGTACCCCACGTTAAATCATCTTTAAGAAACTTACCAGTAGGTGTTGGTAACTTAGGAAAAAAGCCGTGCTTTGCAGTTGATACGTCCAGTGTTGTTACATCTGATAAACCAAGGTCAACCTCTGTAACATCACCGTCTTTAATTTGTGCCCCACGTACTATTGTTTGCCCCATAGTTTAATTATTTCATATATGACACACGTATTTTATCACCTGCAATAGGTGCTGTAAGGTAGGTAATAGTACCACCTGATATTGTATAGTCATTACCTGCACCACTTTCTTGCTGTATACCATTAAGGTAAACCTCCTCTGTACCTGCTGTTGGTGTATTAGCAAGTGTAAAGGTTACGTTTGAGCCGTTAATTGTACCTGTTGGTGTTTCACGCTTAACAAAGTTTGTTGTTGAAAGTCCTGCACCTGCTGATGAGAATTGAGAAAACGCAAGTGCTGTAGTGTTAAGTACGATAGCATCATTTGTTGTACATACCCAACCTGTATCTGCAAGAGTTGTACCCTCAGTAACAAAACAGTACATACCTGCTGTTACCTTTGCTGATGTATCAGCATCAGTTGCACGTGTAGGTGCACCTGATACGTTTACAGTATAGATACCATTTTCTGAGCCAGTTGCTTGGTTTTTAAGTAAGATACGGTCACCAGTTACAAGCGTTACACCGTCTACAACCTGACCATTGGCAAAACTTGTGGCAAGAGTACCTGCAACAACAGTAGCAACACGCACACTGGCTTTAATATCAAGCCCTTGTATAAGTCCGTCAACGTAACTCTTAATTGCTACGTCTGTTGATGCACTTGGTGTACCAAAGTTTTGTGATGCGTTTGTAATTGTAGACGGTGTAATTTGCCTTGTTCCGTCAATAGTTGTTTTTGCCATAAGTAATGTTTAATGTTTAGTATTGATAATCAACCAGTATGTTGTCGCTTGCTATTGGTGCACTCACAAATGTTATAACTGTACCACTAACGGTAAAGTCATTAACAGGTGTTTGCCTAAGCCCATTATAATATAAATGTACCGTACCTGTTAGGGGTGTGTGCATTAAATTAAAGGTAAGGTTAATACCATTTTGTGTACCTGTTGGTATTTCATTATCAGCAAAGTTGTTTGTTGAGCCTGCACTACCACCACCACCATTGCCACCTGCATAACTTCCACTACTGTAGTTTTTATGTATCTCAGCCTTTACGATGTCCTCAATACCCTTAATTGCTTTAATGCTCAAACGTGACTTACCTTTAAGGCTCTCAAGTTTGTTACGTATCTCAGTTGCAGTAATTTCAGCACCACTTGCACCAGTATCACCTTTCTTGCCGTCAAAATAGTCCTTACCCTTAATAGGGGTTACAGCTTTCTTGATACCTGCAACGTCAACAACGGCATCTTTACCGTCTTTACCCTTACGCCCTTGTACTCCACGTAGCCCACGTAAGCCACGTATACCCTGCTTGCCCTGTATCTGTTTCTTTATACTAGGGTCAACTTTAATTTCATAGGTGTAGTCCTCTTTTTTTTTTACCTCCTCAGTGAGGGTTTCAAGTTTTTTTATTAGTGGTGTGAGGTCAATAGGCTCAGCAATGGGTATTTCTTTCTCATTAAGTTGTTTGAGCAACTTGTTGCCGTCCTTAATTACCTCTTTGAGTGACAACACCAGAGGGCGTACTTCATTTTGTAACGCATCTTTAAGTATTTTTTTCTGTGTTTTTTCAGGTGTCATAACTTCTAGTTAGAATTATCAAACACTGGCAATGTACCACACTCACAATTTGGGTGTGGGTCTGGTGGTTGTACTGAGCCGTCAGGGAAAGTATCACCAATATCAACTACCTTACCCTCATTTTGCTTACAGTCATTATCCTCAGGGTCTACTACTATCCACTCCCATTGACCAACACCTGCATCTTGATAAGCAAGTTTTGCACCCTCATTAGCTGATGCACTTGCCTCTGTTCTCGCTATCATATCAGCACGTGAGCCTTTTGCTATGTCATAGACGTTTGAAATGTTTGCACTTATTTCGTCTATGGTTAAGCCCTCATCAAGTCCTGCTTGTACTGTATCTACAATAGATGTTGCTGTTGTTTCTGTAATCTGTTCAGCAAATAACTTAGCACGTGCCTTTATAAAGTTTTGTGCAGGGCTACTGTTAATATCAAATGCCTCACCACCTGCTAGGTTACTTGCTTGGTCTGCTGACCTATTTAAGTAGTCCTGTAGGTATGGTGTCATAAGCGACACACCTGCCTTTATAGCCTCCTCTTCATCAAAGACAATATCACTTACTGCCTTATACTTAAACTCTTTTGTTTCAAGTCCTTTAAGTTCATTACGTAGGTTACGTAGTACTTCAGCCTCTTGCTTAGTAAAGTATGCCTCAAGTTTTTTCTTGAGTTGTGCACGGCTAGAGTTAAGGTTTGCTTTCCATAGTTTAATATAGTTATCACGTACATCACCCTCAATATGCTTATATACCTTACGTGTAGGCATCTTACCTACAAAGTCCTCAATTGCTTTCTCAGCAATAGATAATGTCTTTGTGTCCTTTTTTGCAATAGCTTTTACTTTTAGCTTTTCTGACTTTGCCTTTTTAGGTACAGGTAAATTGTCTATTTCAACAAGGTTAATACCACCCATAATAACATCACCCTCAGCTGTAGGTGGTAAGCCCTCACGTGCACGTATCTCATTACGAGTAAGCCAGTTGTTGATACCTGCTGTGTATTCAGCCAATACCTCAGTCCTGTCCTCTTTTACAGGGCTATCAAAGTCAAAGTACAGTGTACCTTGCTCGTCAAAGTCAGGTAACAAAAACTCATTAAGTGTATCAACGATATTTTGCATCAACTCTTTAACGGTAAAGAGGTTAAAAACGTAAATACTAGCATCAGCAGTGGCACGGTTAACGTTATCTGTAAGCCCTAGTATTGTCTTTGGTACTTGGAAAATAGCAAGTATTTCGTCACGGTTAAGTACCTTTTGGTCAGCAAACTGCATCTCTGACTGGTTTGTACTTGTTTCTTTCCAAGTAACACCACCTGACAAGATAGCAACCTTATGTGCCTGAGCACTGCCTTTATGTTCCTTATCCCATTGCTCACGTAGTCGCTTGTACTCCTCAGTACCAACAGCACCGTCTTTACCTACCTCAAGTATTCCATTTGGTGTGGCACTATTCTTAAAGAAGTTTAAGTTCCACTTTCGTATTTCATTATCAGTATCAATTGCCCAAGCACTAGCCTCAACCACTGACATACCCATATGTGGAAATGGGTGCTCACCCATTGGGTTAAAGTTTTTGAAATGGATAACCTCGTTAGCATCAAGTGCTATCTTACGCCCACCGTCTTGCTTAAAGACATAACCACCAACAAGCAAAGGGTTAGCACTATCAATAACCAAACTTACCTTATCAGGTCGTAGTATGTAAATCTCTTTAATTTCACCCTTACCGTCTTTATCACGTGCTAGATACCAAAAGGCGTTACCATTAAGGTCAAGAAAAGACTGTGTTGCTTTTAACAAGTCCTTTTTAGTCATATATGGGTTAACACGGTCAAGCAAATCTAGTATTGGGTTACTCTCTACCTCAACACCGTCCTTGTCATAAAGGTCAAGGTCAATGTTTGCAACAGCGTTAGCACGTACTTTTACACAAGCGTTTACCCAGTTTTTATACTCCTCAAGTCCTTTAAGCTGTACACGGCTCTGTACTCCTACACCATAACGACTACCTAGAAGTTGATAAAATGGCTGTTGTATTCCTTTGCTAAGTGACTGGTAAAGACGTGTAAAAATGTTCATATAAAAATGTTGTTTATGTTTTTAGTATAACACAACGACTGCAATATATTACTTATGCACAGTGCATTTATCAACATCGCTATTGACACTATGTTACTAAAAGTGTTACAGTATCGGTGTAGGCTACCGTATACGTGATACGACTTTAAACAGTTGGGAAAAGACACCTTTGCAGGGTGTCTTTTTTTATATCCACATAATGTTAGGTATCGGTGCAAAGTCAAAGTACATACGCATCATAAGGGTATCTGAAAAGTCAGGTGACCTACCTAGATGCTCTTTCATTTTGTCTTTAGGTATCACAGCAACCTTACCGTCTTTATCCATATTGTGTTGCTTTACCTGTTCCAACTCCTCACTTATCATTTGTTTTATCTTTTCATTTTGAGTATCAACACGCATCTTACGTGCGTTAATTTTCTTTGCTAGGGCAAAGTAACACTGGCTCTTGAGGTTTTGGTAGTTCTCTCCATTAAACGGTGTACCGTTGTTTAGAAAACCCTTACAGCCCAAGAAGTCCTTAACACCTCCACCTACACCGTCCTCGTCTACAAGTACACGGCTGATACCTACACCGTACTTATCACGCCACTCTTGTATGATACCTGCCGTTGATAACTTCTTTGGGTCGTTAAAATCAGGTACGGTTGGTAACTTCGTGTACATTGCTATACGTTTACAAGCAAAGCCCTCCCAGTATGAAATAACTGTCTTGTCGCTACCCATACGTGCTACGTCAGCAATGATGCACTTAAAATCACTGTCAGGCACAGGGTTACTCCAAAGGTCTTGTATTGCCTCAAAATCAACCAAACGTGCAGGGTCGTCGTCATACTCCCAGTTACCAAATAGTAAGCGTTCCTTTATCTCTTTTGGCTGTCTGCTGAGGTTATCAACATAGGTTGGGTCAATAAAAGGGTTATCAGTAGCAAGTGACTGCATAAACATCTTGTCATACGGCAATGTGCCACGTTTCCACGGCAAATAAAACTCACTATATAAATAGTTTTTACTTGGGTTACAGGTTAACAACTGCTTAGGTATAAGCCCAAACTCACGCAACTTATAACGTATACGTGACCTGAGCACATCCTTACCTTTCTGCTCTACCTGTTGTGCCTCGTCAATAAAAGATGTTGTGAGTTCGTAACTACCTAGACGGTCATAGTTTGGGTCACTTGGGTAATAGTCCAACTCTAGTAAATAAATAACGCTACCTGTCTGTGGAAAAGTAACCGTGTTGTTTTGTTGGTTATATACATAATCTCTACCGTCACGTAAGCCGTCTAAACTCATTTGGTCAAAGAGTGTGAGCAGGGTAGTTTTCTTTAAGGTTACCAACTCCTTACGTGCTATTGCTACACGTGCACCCATATAGTTAATACACACGTCAATGACGTACATACAACCCAAACGGCTTTTACCTCCACCTGCACCACCTCCATAAACAAACTCTGTTATCTCTTTATTTTCTCGTAAGATAAGTAACGCCTCGTACTGTTTAGGTGACACCTGACGCTTAATTTTCGTGGTATATGATGTACTAGCCATTTGTTGTTGTTTCTACTTTACGTGCAGGTACAGGTACTACCTCGTATGATACTGATGCAACGCCCTTATAGTCGTGCTCTACTGTCTGCTTTTCACTCCATTTTTCTACGAGTTGAAACCATAACTTTACCTCTAGCATATTGCCCTTACGTATAGCAGTGTTGTATAAAGAAAACAAAACATTTTTGCTCAAGTTTTTAGCCCATAGCATTGCCTCGTCCATTCCATTTTGTGCACCTACTGTTTTATTCCAGTCACAAAGTGTGCCCTCGTCAACATTAAAACGTGCACCAAACTCCTTTTGAGTAGTTAAGTCTACAAGGTTTAACATTTCCTCATTCTCAATACCCATTGACATTGCAAACTCACGTGGGCTTGGTCGCTCTTTAGTTTTCTTATCTATCGGTGGAAACCTAAAAAATGCAGGTATGCTACGCCACAAGCAATAAAGGTCATACTCGTATTTTTTCTTTGGCTCTATGGTGACTAAATTGGTGTTAATTGGTGGCATATTTACTATTATTATAACACAATATGCTTTTCGTCAATTACGAGTTACTAACATACAAGCAATAAAAACTACCCTTAGGCGTTACCTTGTGCTCATAGTCTTTAAGTACGCAAAACCTAAACTGCTGTGGTAAACCTATAGCCACAACATCTTTCATTTCCCACCCTATACGTAGTACTAAGTGCTCTTTACGTATCTGTATTGCTATACCTAAGTCCTTTTGTTTGTCGCTCTTGTAACCTTTAACAACAAAGATAGTAACAATGTTACCTTGATATGGTTGTTGTGGTGTTTGGTCTTGATAGTTTATTACGTTCATATCGGTTGTTGTTGTATATACGTGCCTCACTCCTTTTGCAATATATACATATACGCTTTGGTTTGGTAACCTGACGTGTGCAGGTTTGTCGTTGGCATTTATTTTGCATTTTTGCTCTGTACTAAACCCTTAATACGGTCAATAATTTCCTTTGCTTTTTTATCAGCATTAGGCAATGGCACTCTGCGTGTACGTGTAACCTCAATAAGTTTGTTAAGCTGTTCATTTATTTGTATGTCGTACTCATTACCAAACTCAAGTTTACCTATATCAATTTTGTAGTCTTTAATGGTTACTATCATTTACGTTTTTGTTTAATTACATCAAATAAGCTCTGAGTTGCAACCCCTCGCTTAATTGCCTTTGCCTCATATTCTGTTGTTGCTAGTGGCTTTACTTTCATACAAATATACTTTGTTTTATTGCAACAAATGTTTCAGCCAAAATCTCTTTATGTGTAATGCAGTGTGGACAGTCTACAATTTCAGTTGTTTCACTTCCTCCGTAGTCGTAGTAGTCATATTTTTCTGTGTACTTACCTGTGTTATTACATTTATAGCAAACACGGTTTGGGTTGTAGTAACACGTCTTTTCGTGCCTAACCATTACGTGCTGTATACGTACCAGTGGGCAAAATGCACATCTAAACTTTGGTTTTAATTTTACTGGTATCATATAACTTTTATAATACTTGGGTCTATATCAATTATTTTACGTGGGTCAAGTTCGTGCCTCATAAACTTGCGTGTACCGTAGGTAACAGTCTTAAAACCTCCACGCTTTCCTGTTTCAAGTTCAGTAACATTACCATACTGCTCAATGGCATCAGTAATACTAAGTTGTTTAGTAATCAAAAACCAGTTTGGGTAAGCACACTCTAGTGAGCCATATTTATGCAACTCACTCCAAATATCCTCACTACAATGTTTTGTTATAGCAAAACCCCATTGTGTACACTCACCACACCAACCGTCAAACAATTGTTTGCCATATCTACCAAGATAAGGTTTTAGGTGTGCAGGTATAAGTATCTCAGCAACTTCAGCCTCAATTTGCTCAGCACTTTTGTATGTGCCATTTTCTATTGGGTCATAGTGTTTTTCGTAGTCTACTTGCATAAAAGTCTTATTATTTTTTTCTCAAACAGCTCATTTGATAACTGCCCCCATTCCTTAGTAGGTAAATGAAAGTACTTTAGCCTTGTTGGGTACACGTCTAGTACATTATTAACACGTACTTGGTAATCAGTTATGTGTCGCATTGTATAGCCTTTTTCCTCACAAAGGTCAGTAAGTTTACAGAGGTTAAGGTTACGTGCATTTGCATCTCTTTGTTTTACAGCTTGTGTTTTACTCATACTACTTTTTTGTAATTATTACCTCACCAAACTCACCACTATTACCTACTTTATACACAAACTCTATCTCAATACCCTTGCGTGGGTGAAAGTACTTTAGTACACCACTAACAATTTGTGCAGGGTTAAGTGATATATCACCCCTACCATTATCAAGTTGTATAGGTAGTATCACAGGAAAACGTAAAGTATTTACACCTTTCTTAAAAATAAGTTTTTTCTTACTTTCTATTTTTTTATTTAACATAAGGTTTTTGCTTAGGTTGTAACTTTAACCCTGTTGCTTTTAGATACTTACGACGACTTGCACGGTTTTGTGCGTGGTCAACTTTTGGTTTTGCTTTTCCTGTAAGCCCTAGTTTTTCAAGTAATGACATATATTGTGTAAGCAAGGTGGTTATTTCCTCGCTATCATAATTATATCACACTTTTACGATGTGCAACAGCCAATATGTGTACAACTACACTCCTCAGCATCGTCCTTTTTTGCCTTTTCTTTCTTTGGCTTTTCCTCAGGCTCGTCTATATCAAAGCCAAAATCACGGTCAGTAAAACCGTACTCTTTAAGGTCAGCAACCTCAAAATGGTTTGCTAGTACGTCATAGTCAAAACTACCTGTATTTTTATTAAGGCGTATGTTTAACTCTTTCTCTTTTTCTATGTCAGCAATATCAATGTACACAACAGGCACTTTGTTCACTTTGAGTGACTTACCTGCACGTACTCTGAAGTGCCCACCTATAATGATATTGAAACGGTCAGCGTTTGAGTTAACAATAACAGGGTCAACAAAGCCAAAGTGTCGTATGCTTTCCTTTATGTCCTCAAAATCTTTCTCAGTAGCCTTACGAGGGTTATAGTGTGCATCAACAAGGTCATTGATGTCTACGTATACAATTTGTAACTCAGGTCTATTTTTCATTTATGTGCTCAGCAACCTTTGTAAATGCCTTAAAGCCAATACGCTTACGTGCCTTAACTGTAATATCTTTACCAACAATACTGTTGTACATTTTCTTTGCAGGTATCTTACGTACAGTAAAACTACCAAGCCCAAGTATACGCACCTGACCGTAACGCTTTAGCATATACAAAATGTCTGCTGTTGCTTTCTCGTCTAGTTTTATTGTTGTTGTTTTTAGTGTTGTTGTCATAGTCCAATTTTCCTTACGTCCTCAAGTGAGCGTACTAAATAATAAAAGCCACCGTTATCAGTAACAAACAACTCAAATAATTTTTGGTCGTCGCTCTGCTTTCCAGTGGCACTCTTTACCTCAAGCCCTATAAACTTACCCTTTTTAATTACACAAATATCAGGTACACCTTTCTTTGCGTGTTTAGGCATTGCACGGTGTATACCATTTTTAACATCGTATATAGCACCAGTATTTTGTCGCCAATACAATAACATTTTTTGTTTTTCCCTAAGTGCTAGGTAGTCACATATTGTATTTTGTATTTCGCTCTCTTTTATTGCCATACCTATTGTTAGTATAGCATCAAACGACTATACCCAACAAGTCTTTTTTTACTCTTTCCAAAAAAGCGTTATCCTCGTCAGTAAGTTTGTAACCCTGACTGAGTAAAAAGCGTATAGTCTTTTGTAAGTAGCGTTGGTGTTCCTCATACGTGTGTAAAACCTTTGTGTGGCAACTGTGACATAGTGGGGCTGAGTTAAGTGCACTTGCTGACATACGCCCATAAATATGGTGCAACTCAATACCTCCACCACCTGACCCATTACCATTACCACCACACTGCCAACACTCAAAGCAGTTGTAAAGATAAAGCCAACGTACCTCATTAGGAAATGGGTTGTTTAATTGCATCTAGTTCAGGTATTGACTGTTGTGATAGGCGTATACGTCTATTTTCTACACGCTGTGCAATTTCTTTTGCTTTATCAAGCCCTAACTCGTCTATCATTTCACTCATAAACTCACGGTCAATTTTACTTATCTGGCGTAGTGCAAGTAACTCCATTTGTATATCAACGTGGTTACCTCTGTCTAGATAGTGTGAGAAACGTATAACACCCTCACGTACAATTTCTAGTGGCTCAATGACAATATCTGTTTCACTCTCAGCCTCAGTAAATAAGTGGTGAGCCTCAGGCACATCTTTAAGTTGCTCATATAAGCCACCTAGCCACTCAATAGCCGTTTCCTCATACGTCTTACTCATTTTGAGTGGTAACAATTCTGTTTGGTTTGGTGTCTGTTCTGTCATAAATTATTGATTATTTGCAACAGCCTCAAGTGCTGATGTATCTACTTTAATAAGGTCGCTATTTTCTACAACATTGCCAACAACTTCAAGTTTACGTGTAACGTGGTCAAGTAGCATTACTGCCTCCTCTTTTTTGTCACAAAACTTTGCATTGTTATCTACGATAAAGTAACTGCCTACAGCATACAATACCTCATATAAAATGTTGTCTGCATCTTTGAGTAAGTCACCGTGGTAAATAGGGTTACTATTTTTATCAAAAGCGTTTGTACTTTGATATAGCCAGTTTACCACCTCGTCAATGACTACTGTTTCATATACAGCAGGTGTTGCATCAGCTTGTGGTGATACCTCAAAACGTGCTGTTACCACTGGTAAACCTTTTACGGTAACCATATTTATACCCTCAGCCTGATGTCTTGAAAAAGTACCGTCAGTATTTTTTACGATAATTTGATATTTGGGTTGCATATATTTATTGCTTAAATGACCACGCTAGGGCGATAACCCAACCTATGAGCGTCCACCCTAGAAAAAAGTTAATAATGAAAATTGCTGATGTATTCTTATGCTTATTACTTCTTGCAACAATTGTTGGCAAGAAATATAAAGCGATAAGTATAAACGGCATTAGTATTGCAAATATGTACATAGTGTTATGTGTTAAACATCAAGCCCCTAAACCACACTACTAAACTGTTTTGGAAATAACCAAACTAAAACAGTGATAGAAAATACTTGTGGGAGCAAGTCAGTAGTGTGGTTTAGAGGCACGATGCCTCTAAATAAATTAAAACGGTATATCGTCAGGGTCAGGTGCAGTGCCGTCGTCATAGTCAATGCTTGGTAGGTCGTCCATACCACCTGTAATAACACCCTCAGCCTTTACAGTATCACCAACCTTTGTTGGTACTGCCTTTGCTTTATCATACTCAGTAAGTTTTGCGTGTATATCTCGCATAGCAACCGTCACCTTTTCTATTTCCTCAGGTATAAGTGGTCGCCCCTTTGAGAAGTTTGCAAAAAACTTTTTACCAAGTTTTGTTTGGTACGGTGTACCAGTCATTACGTTAGTCATTGTGTAAAAGTGTTCACCTTTACTCATACTACCAATATAGTCATAGAATAACGTAGCGTTTTGCAACTTTTCTTGCATTGAGAGTGAGCCACCTTTAATAATTACCTTGTAGATAGTACCTGTTGCAATATCCATTGCATACACTAACTGGTTAACTTTCATTTTTGGGTATAGTCCTGCATCACCATTGATGCTTGATGCCAATATACCAGTCTGTGTTGCACCACCATTATAGTTATAGATAGCCACATAATCGGTTTTGGTGTTATGTTCGTTTGTTTGGCGTACAACACCGTCTTGGGTCTTTTCTATCAACTGGCGACGTAATTTTAGCCAAACTAACTCAATTTTATTACCTAGTACGGCTTTCTCGTACACTTCCTTGGTAGTTCCAGTGAGTTCATCAGTTTCCTTTACCTTTGCACGTGTCTTATATTTCACGTTAAAGATACCGTCGTTACCGTTTAAGCCTATCTCATCGTACACAGGTAGTGAGGTAGTCTTATAGGTTGTTTCACCACTCATAGATGCTAAATCATTTTCGTTGTTCATATAGTTTTATTGGGTATAAGTTAATAGTGTGGTCTTACCTTTTACGTGCCACGGTTACTATGATAAGTCTAGCGTGTTTACCTTTTTATATAAAGTAATAACTAGGTTATCATTTTTAACAATAAACTGGTCTTTGGTTTCCTCTGTATATCCATTCTCAGCCAAAAACTTTTGGTATATTTTCTTTTTCTCTAAAGCAATACGCTCAGCCTCCTCTTTTGCTTTCCTGTCCTTTTCCTCACGCTCAATACGTGCCCTTTCGTCTGCCCTTGCTTTTTCCTCACGTTCCTTTGCCTCTTTTTCCTGTCGCTCTTTGGCTTGTGCATCTGCTACGGCTTTCTTTTTATCGTCCTCAATTTTCTGTAAACGTTCACGCTCAGCTTGTTGCTCACGTGCAACCCTGTCCTTTTCCTCTTGCTCAGCTTTAGCAATACGGTCTGCCTCCTCTTTTGCAAGTCTGTTTTTTTCGTCCTCAAGTTCCTGCTCTTTACGTTTCTGCTCAGCCTCACGTGCCTCAAGTGCTAAACGGTCAGCCTCATTCTTACGTGCAACTGCACGGTTATAATACTCAGCCCAACCCTCGTCAGTAAGTAGTAGTAGGTTTTGTTGCTGTTCAGGTGTAGGCTCAAAACTTAATGCCTTTAACATTGCTAACTTATCAGGTAATAAACCAATACGTCTATCTTTCTCAATTTGCATTGCAACCTCGTCCTCAAGTTTCTGTAGTCTTTCCTCCTCAGGGATAATAATGCCTACAAGTTCCTTTTCTTTTTCAAGCACCTTACGTTGGTGAGCAAGTGCCTCCTCACGTAACTCTTTACCTTTGTTGGTAATTGCTACACGTATCTTTTTAAGTTCCTTACGCTTAGCACTTACTATCTCAACCTGTGCTTTATCTTTGTAGTCAGTAATAACTAAATCTTTTGCAGTGCCTACTATCTTGTTAAGTTCGGCAACTGTTGGGTTAAAAATCTCAACCTCTGCTGTTGGTGGTAATGGTGTCATAAATTATCTTGTTATTTCGCCCTCAAACTGTTCCAATAATGTGCTGATAGTTTCGTTAACTTCATTAACAAAACTTACCTGCTTAGTACGTGATAACTCTATTTGTGCCCCTAGACTTTCACGTGTAACCTCAATGACGTGCAAAGGGTGTATTGTAATCTCAGGGTTGTAACAAATGAAATAGAGTAAGTCCATATCAGTGTTAACTATAAACGCCTGTACTACTTGGTCTTGGTACTCGTCAGGTACTTGGTTTTTAAGCCACGCCTTTACATAGTTTTTACCCTCAGGGCATTTAATCTCAATACCCTTTGTAAAAACACCGTCCTCATTGGCAATAAAACCGTCAGGGCTAAAGCCAATAAATGCGTTTGTATCACTCTCACAAAATGCTACCTGTGATACTGTAACCCCATAAGCAAACTCAAACATCTCACGTGCTTGTGGCTCAAGTCTATTACCTCTATCCATTGGGTTTTCGTGACCCTCAGGGACACCGTCTGTTAAACGCTCAGCAAGTATTTCATAAAAATACTCCTCACGTGCTTTTGGTGTTCCGTTCAACTTCTTTGCACCTGTGCCAGTAATTTTACCTTTACGTATATAGTCCCAGTCTTGGGTCTGTTGGTCAAAGTCTGTGTATGTTTTCATATTATGCTTTTGGTGTTACATACTTTTTACGTTGTGCTTGTGCCTCAGCAAGTATGTCTGCTTGGTTACGCTCGTCTTGTGTGAGTGATGCCCACACTACCTTGAGTTCAACCAAATTGTTTGTTGCTTGTAATCTTGTAAGTGCATCACCGACTTTTACATTTGCACTACTCAAAGTAACCATACGTTTGTGATGCTCAGCGTGTTCGCTTAAAAACCACTCACGCCACTCAACAATTGCTTTTTGTATTGTTGGCATATCTTGCATATACTGTGGTATTTTTGTAACTATCTCAATTGCATTGTTTGTGCTGTTGAAAAATGCAATTTTGAGGTCTTTATTATCTTGTGCCTCTCGTATACTCTTGGCTTTCGCCACAATAAGCGATGTATCTTTTTTTTCCATATATTTACGCAAGGTGGTTATTTCCTCGCTGTAGTTATTATACCATACACATCGTAACATTTGCAAAGTTATCCACAACACACTTTAACTTTATTATGTATAATATAGTAAGACAGTACTTTAACAATCTATCCAAAACAGAGGACATTTCAAAAAAATTATCTTTTCAGCAACAGCCCCTATGCACAGTTATGCGTGTATAGGGGTTTGTTGTTTGTTACAATGATATAGGTAGTTACTTTTTACAAGGGGGTTTTATGATAAAGACTGACAAAACGTTAGATAGGTTACAAGCCCTTGTAAAAGAGAGTTTGCAACCAATTGTTATGGACGGTTACACGTGGTATGACATAACAAACGAGGGGTTAGAGGCTGAGGTTAAAATACTAAGAGTAGGTGGTGCTATTGCACACCACCCATTAGTAAATACCTTGATACGTTTCAACTGAGAAAGTGAGGTGGTCATATCTCCCGTACAGGGTTAAGTACATAGGTAGGGGCATCAATGTCCCTACCTTTTTTGTTATACTTAAACTATGTACTATAAGCAGGTAACTGCCTTGCGTAAAGTATATAAGTCTTTTAAGTTATGGCTTATAAAAATACAACAAGAGGACACTGACAACGCTGAGTGGTAAAATGTGACTATGCCACCTTATGAGGTGGTTACTCAATACCAGAGTAAGAAAAAGCACCACTAATACTTTGTGGTGCTTTTTCGTTTAAGGTAATATGCTTTTTACTAAAGCGTACACTGATGCAGGTGACCAGTCTTTTGCATTACTTGGGTATTGCATCTTTGGTATCTCAACTGGCTTATAAGGTTGCATTGCCTCCTCACGGTTACACATTGCACGTGCAACCTCATATGGTGTTGCTCTAGCAAGTAAATTAAAATTAGTGTTTCGCATTTTTTGCTTTAACGTTAATTATTAAATAGATGTCTATGCCTGACCATTCAAACAACGGCTTTGAGTTATCAAGTTTACAAGCCTCAAACTGTTCACGTGTAAAAGGGCACGTTGGGTCTTTTAACATTTCCTCTGCACGTTTTTGGTCTATTGGCATACCTACTTTTTAGCGTTTTGCTTTCTCTTTAACTGTATCTCTTTAAGGTCAGCCTCAAGGTCATTTTTTGCACGTGCAATGAGTTCCAAAAAAGAAATAATACCCTCAGTACTATCAACATATAGACTAAACTTTAAGTCTATACCGTTTACCTCATAATCATACTGCTTTAGTATTCTGTTTTTTTGTATCAATTTTTTTGCCATAATTAGTTTGTTATAAATGCACTTTGTATATAATAATTTTTACACTTGTCGTAAAACTCCTTTAAGTCTAAGTCTACTATATCAGCAGGTGTTACGTTAATACTTAAACGGTAAGCATAGTATTTTGCACCACTCTTACCTATGATATATTTACGCTCAAGTAACTTTGGGTTTTTCTTAAACATCTCACTCATACGAGCACTAACCTCATAAGAAACAAAACCCCACACCCCTATTGGCTTTACGTAAGCCTCGCCTATCAACTCAAAAATAGGGGTGTACTTTTCCTTATCAAGTTTACGTGCCTCATAGAGTTTATAAAACATTGTTTGTACTTGGGTTACTTTTACTTTTTTCATATTACTTCTTTACCACAACTACAATTTTCTCCTAAATTTCTAGCAACGCCACAACAATTAGTAAACTTTGTGCTGTTAAAATCGTTTGCATAATGCCAACCTGTTGTTTTTTTCATATAGTTATTGTGGTTGCCCTACATAAAGAAACAACCAAGCAAGTGCACTTAATAAAACAAACATTGCAAACCAAACAATTGGGTGTGGCTCAGTTTCCTCAAGATTATTAACGTAATCTTTTACAAATACTTTTGCCTCTTCATTTGTTAAAAGTAACTTGTAATCAACTGGCTCAACTGATGTAAGCACATCGTGTAAACCGTGTCCCTCCTCACGCTGATACTCATAGTTATAAAGTTCAACATAGTACACATCACCTTTCTTATCAACGTATAGGTCTTGCATCTCTACCCACTCACGTATACGTAAATCTCTTTTAAGTTTATTGAGCAAGTTCTCTATTGCATCATACTCAACGTCAGCGTAGTATTTTGTTATTGGTTTCATAAAATTATTGAGGTGGTTATTTCCTCATACTTTATATTATACGCTGTACATCGTAACATTGCAAGTATTTTGTGATATTTTAGGCATCTAAAAGCCCCTTATAATCTAACGTTTTTATAGTCTTATTCACACATATCTTTTCCATTTTATCTTTATGTATCATAAAACCACAACGTAAAGTACACATTACCATTTCCTCAGTCTTATCAAACCACAGTATCTTATTGCACTTAGGGCAACGGTTACGTAGTAGGTTATTATAGTTTAGTGTTTGCATTTTCGGTAAAAAACTTACGACCTACACTCATAACTTCTTTATGTTTTTCTTGTAGGTCTTGTGACGAGTTTGCCATTAACATTTGCATACGGGTGTTAAAGTTCATATCAATACTAAAAACATCGTAGCAAATACAAAACATTTGTGAGCCTTGCATATAGTAAAATGGTATACGCTCACCGTTTTCCTCCCAAAATAACTTGGCAACATTTGGGTCGTCTTGTAGTACAGGTGAAGTTATAACTTTTAGGTCTGACATACTAGGTAAAAATAACCTCAGGCTCTTTGGCTTTATTTCGCTGTACAGCATCTTTAATCTTAACCCACTTATCTCTTAACTCAACTGGCGTGGTTACACTCGGCATATAGGGCAATTTTTGCTTTAAGATAGGTATTGCCTTAATGACCTGAGTGACTAAATCAAGCCCATACTCAGAAATAAGAAAGTCGCACGCCTCACGTTGGGTTTTGTTACCATAAAAGCGTTTATTCTTTGGGTCAATGGTTTCCATTTCTTTAATTACTAAAGGTATAAGGGTAGCATTACCTGTGCAAGGCTCTGCCTTGCTAGTATTATCTTTATTATTATTACTTGTAGTATTATCCTCATCATTTTTAGTGATAGGGGTATCACTATTTTTAGTGATAGGGTCACCCTTTTTTTGTGTGGAGGGGTATGTACATAAACGTATATACCTAGCCTCAACCTGTTTACTATTTTCTTTGTAAACTATCTCTGATGAAATAAAACCGTAGTCAATAAGTTGTGCTATCCAAAGCGATACTGTATTAACTGATACACCATATAATTTTGCAAAATAACTATTACTCGCCCAACAAAAACCCTCTTTATTTGATAGGGCTGTTATCTCTGAGTAAAGCAATTTTGCATTTGGTTTTAGTCGCACGTCATATCTTATCTCGGCAGGTATAATGCCATAGTAACTTGGGTTTTGTATTTGCATATTAGTTGAGTAGTAATGTGTTTAATTTTCCTATAAGTTCCTGAAACGTCTGACTTTCACCACACAACTTTTTAACACCCTCAATGTAATTACGTGCTTGGTTACAAGTTTTATCATTTGCTATAAGCCTAAAGTCCTCACTCTCTAAGTCGTAACCTTTATTAAAGCCAAGTATTTTATTATAGTCAGGTAGTATTGAAATAATAGCATCGCCCTTAAATGCCCCACCACTGCATACAACTTGTGCCTTACGTTGAAAACCCCACATAACTTGTGGTAACTCATCTTTAGGTATTGTAATGTCCTGCCCTTTGTCATTGTATGCAAGTCGCACTGTATAGTAAAAAGGTTGCTCAGGTTTTTTATCAAAAATAATTGCAACCATTTCACTTTTCTTAATTCCGTTAATCTCAGTGTCACCACTAAAAGCATTATTATACTTAAACTCTGTAAGTTGCTCTGCTTGTTGTTGTGTAATATTGTAGTCCTTTCGTTCACCATTTCTCTCTACTGTTAGGGTAGCCATAAAATACTTTAATTAAAAACTATTAAAGCCGTATTGTTTTGTTGCACACTCTCTGTTATCTACTACGCCCCACTGGTAAGCAAGTAGTAGTAGATAACAAAGTACCAGTTAACCTTACGGCTACATAACAGTATACCGTATATATCTATAATGCCATTGTGGATAGTAAAATATTATAAACAAAAAACACCGTTATACGGTGCGATTTGTAATTGTAAACTTAATTGTCAACTATTCTGTTGGTGTTGTCGCAATAACTTCCTCAACAGGTGTTTCAACTGCAACCTCATCAGCAACAATCTCTGTTGGTGCAACGATGCCCTCAGTATCGGTAATACCTGCCTCAGTAATTTCAACCTCACCAGTACCGTCAGCTTTAACGTGTGTATCTTTCTGACGAATAATATAAAGGTCGTTAGTAAGTTCACCACTTACATTATCGTTTTCAAAACGGATAACTTCGCCTGTGTCCTCACGTCTTACAAGCACAAAGTCGTCTTGTGGGTTTGTAGTATCGCTTTCAAAAGCGACTGCATCAAAACAAAGTTCTGTTACTTTTTCTATAATTTCGTATTGCATATATATGTTTTTATTACTATTAAATTGTACCTTTTTATTATAGCATAAACTCTTTTGCAAAAGTTTCGCTGTGCACCGTTTCAGTCTTTAATAAACCACAGCACCCACACTTAAATGTTTTAACTATTTCGGTGTGTGTGCACGTTTCTCGTAGTTTAAGTTTTCTGTCCTCAGCCTCTTGCACATAGTCGTCATAGCATTTTACACGTTGTAAATTAAAGTGTTTACTCTGTGTGTCACTAGGTACGTGTGCACGTTTAGGTATAGTTTGCCTGATAATAAAATTACCACTCAACTTATTACGTTTGTTGATGTGGTAAATTATTGTACTATGATGCTTACCAAACTTTTTGGCAATATGTAACTTTGGTACGTCTAACTTATAGAGGGCACAAATCTCGTCAATTTGTTCCTCTGTAAGTTGTTCGTCTTTTGTTCGCATTTTAATGTGATAGTACTATTGTTACTTGTGCTCGTAGACGTGCAAGTTTTGCATTGTCCTCGTCACTCATAGTGCTATTACTTAAAATAATATCACACAAAGATGTCAAGCCAGTGTTTATATCCACAAGTGTCGTTGCGTTTTCTATTGATTTAATAATTTCTGGTATGGTCATATTAAGCAAAGTAATTATTTTTTGCCACTAAAGAATAAGCACCTGCACCACCACCACCACCACCACCACCACCTGCACGTCCACCTAGCCCTGTCCCACCAGTTCCTGCACTACCTGCATTTGTACCACCACCTGCTGTGCCGTTTGTCCCATTTGTTCCACCACCACCTGCACCACTAGCACCACCTGCACCATAGTAACCACCACCACCACCACCACCACCACCACCCCAAGCATTATTAGCACCGTCTTGTGCTGTTGCTGACCCACCATTACCACCATTACCACCATTAGATGTAATAGTGCCTGAGTTTGCTGTAAGTATGTTATATAAAATAATACAATTACCTGCTGACCCACCACCACCACCACCACCACCTGCCTCTGTACCATTTGGGTTACTTGGGTTTGCAGGTGTAATACCATTTTGTCCTGATGTATTTATTGTTCCTGTAAAATTAAGTGCACCACCACACTCAATTAAAAGTGCACCACCACCACGTCCACCTGCACCACCTACTGATGTTAAAGCCCCTGAGCCACCACCTTTATTACCAAAACCACCACCACCACCACCTGACCCAGCCGTTATTGGCAAATAACGTCTTGATAATGTCATAGTATCTACTGGATATAAGAATGTATTACCTTGTTGTATTCCACCTGCACCTGATATACCATTAACACCTGCACTACCATTGCCACCTTTAATTCCTTTATGTGTTGCAAGTACATCAACAGTACTATTACTTTCTGTACCGTCTGTAGCTGATGTCGCTGTATTAGCAATACCACCAGTACCACCAATTGCACCAAGTCCTCTAAGGTCAATACAAGGTGTAGTTGATGATGTTATTGTAACGTCACCCTGTGACCTTAAAACTATTACAGTACCATTTGCGTGTGGGTTTGTAAAAGTTAAACTTGCTGTACCAGTAATAGAAATAGACGTATAATTTTTTTCTAAAAAAGCAACACCTGCTAAATCTATATTTGTTGCACCACTAGAAATTGTAAGTGCACCGTCTACACCAGTACCACCAAACTGAGCAATACCATTTATATCTGATGCTAACACTTGGTCACCTGCAACCCATACTTTTCTTTTTGCCATATATTATGAAATAGTTATTGTATAATCAATAGTCAACGACTGGCTCGTTGTCTTTGTGATACTTATTGCTACACGACTAAATAGCGTACCACTGTTTGCTGTTCCTGTTGCGTTCATAAAAATACCTGCCTCTGTATACGTTCCTGATGTTTCAGGTGCAGTATAAAAAGCAGTTGCATATGCAATGTTGTTTGAGTTTGTAGCACTTGCAATAGCCTTACGGTATGTTTCAGTTTGTAACTGTACATCACCGTTAGCAGGTGCAGTTACACCAGTACCAAGTGCTGTATAGTTTAAACGCATTGATGCAGGGGACGGTGACGAGTTTGTAAGCCAACTTGCAATGGCTGTACGTCCTGCTGTTGGTATTAAGTTTTTGTACTCTTTTACAATAACCTCGCCTGTATATATATCACGCAAAGTAAACTTGTAAACTCCATACATTTTCACGTTGTCTTTTAGCATATTTTTAGTATATCATTTTTTAATATCAACATTATCCCAAGGGTGACCCCTCAAGTATAAACTGCCTACTTGTTCCTGTTGGTATAATTGCACCTGCACAAAATATAACAGCATAGTTTAATGCTTGTACTGTTGTACTTTCACCCATTGTTACTGTTTCACTTTGTGGGTTACTACTCGTACTTATAGTTACGCTTTCACTTAAAGTTACTGTTTCACTAGCACTATAAAGTACTTGTAATACTTCGTTAAGCCCAATATCTATTTGGTCACTAACATTTGTAACAAGCAACTTATTAAGCACATCGTTCATAGTTACAACGTCAGCCGTTACAACTTCAACTGAGTAAATAAAAGCATCTGGCTTATACAGTCTTGTAGTAATTCTATCTATCTTAAAAGTTTTATTTACGTTACGTATTGTACTATTGATACCAATATTTTGCCCTGCAAGTAACCCTGCTATTTTAGTATCAAAACTACCACCATCAATTTGTGCTGACCACTTAGCTAACTCACTTGTTAAACGCTGACCTGCTGAGGCTGTTGTTGTAATGTTAGCATCAATAATAACCTGTTGATACGTGCCGTATGTTGAAATACTACCCAAGTCTAGTTTTTGGGCAATGAGTGGATAGGTAGGTGTGCCAACCCAACGTACAACATCGTTAAGTGCAGGTGTGTTTGTATTTGCAAAGCGTACAAGCCCTGTAGTAGGGTTATAAACTACATCAACGGTTGTTGGGTCAACTACACCGTCTAAACCATTTGTGAGCACCTTATATGCCACTGTATAGGTATGTGTACCTGACTGTGTACCTGATGTTGTAACTGGTGACCCTGCACGTGTTGTGCTTACGGTAAAAGTATCAGCTGTTGGCACGCTTACAATAAAGTAGTTTGTAGCAATACTTAAACCAGTAGGTAATGCCCCTGTGGTTGTAAATGTAAGTATTGTACCTACTGCAAAACCGTGTGCAACCTTAGTAAATACAGCAGGTGATGCAATGGTTACAGTAAAGGTTGCTGTAGGTGGTGTTGCTTGTCGTTTATAAAAGTCATAGTTTACGAGGTCATAACCAACAAAGAAAGTATTTTGTTGACCGTCAGCAATTTTGTAGTCAACATATTCTGTACCAGTTGTAGTACCTCCACGCAAAATAATATGGTTACGTAGTTGTGAGATGTCACTATTAAAGTTAAGACTTTCCCAAATAAAGTTTTGTGACGTATCACTTAAATTAAATGGTGCGTTTGATGTACCGTTAAGCGTAAACTTAACGTCTTTGTTATAGTCAACATACCAAGAGTATGCACCTAGTGTATTTACTAGTTTTTTAAGACACTCACTTATAGTAAGGTAGTTAAAACTTATTGCTGTTACAATTGTTGTATCAGTAGTACCAACGCAAGTAAAACCAGTAGCGTAAGTTGTAATCAAATCGTTTACTATGTACGCAACTGTTTGCCCTGTATATGTTTTAGTTACAAGTTTACGGTCTAGGGTATGGCTGTAGTCTTTACAGTTAACTGTAAGCGTCTTAACAAGTGCCTCAACTTTCTCTTGCACACTGATAATAATGCCACCAAAGATAAGTGTTGTACCGTCTACATCGTACAGTTTTACATCGTCACCTAGTGCAGGTCTGTATGTCTTTGCAGGGTAGTTAATAATATCAAAAGTAAGAGTGTCAGGCTCTTTTGTTGCTATCTGTTGTTTCTGTAGACTTCGCCAGTCAATTAAACTTGTCTTATCTACTGTGTTTATTTTAAGTAGTATGCTCATAAGTTTTACATACCTATACGGCTCATTGTCTTAAATCGTTTAACTATCATATCCCCAACCTTACGCCCTGCATCGTCTGATAAGAAAGTGCCAGTGATGTTAATTGTAATAGGTGCACCACCGTTACTACCTCCACCCATAGCATTGTTAGGTGTTATGTTTCCACTTTGTGATGCAGTAAATAACTCAGCACCACGCTCACCAACAAGGTATGTACTACCCTTTGCAACGTTACCACCAAGGGCACGTTTACCTGCAATAGGCACACTTACAGTTGAAACACCTGCTGAGGTAGACGAGCGTACTGCTGACATAGCTGAGGCAAGTGCTTGGAAAAGTGCAATACTTTTATTAACCTCGTCAGTTGTTTGTGCGAGGCGTATATTACTTTGTCGTGTAAACTCGTCTGTTGCTGACTTCTCTAGTTCAGTAATCTTTGCAACTTTCTGTTGGTGTAAGTTCCACTCTTGTACCTGCTTATCACTCTGAGCCTGTAACTCACGCTGTAGGTCAGCCATTTTGTCATTAAACTCTTGTATTGCAAGTGCTCTACGAGTGTTAAAATCCTCAATGTCACGCTGTAGCTGTGTAAGTCCTGCACGTCTTTTAGCCTCAGTAATAGCACCTGCATTTTGAGTTTGGAAAGTCTTACTACTATCAAAGTTTTTCTGTTCATCGTCTAACTGCTTTTGTATATCTGCCTTTTTCTTTGCGTCTGTTTCATTAGCAATTTGTGTTTTAAAGTCTGCAATTTTCTGCTCACTAGCAATTATCTTATCAGCAAGGTTTGCAGTATCGTCCTGCTGTTGTCTACTATATGCAGTCTGTAGGTCAGTAATTGAGCGTTTAACCTTATCAATAGATGCACTCATATCGTTCATCTTACTCAAAAACTCACTCGTCATATTAGCGAGGTCAGTAGTTGTGCTTGACTTTAAGTTATTATAAACATCACCAAGTTTTTTAACTACATCAGCGTGTTTAACTAAAGCTGTTTCAGCACCCTTATTTGCATTAGCAATACCTGCACCCATATCTACACCTGACTTATGTGTTTTTTCAAATATCTTACTTGCAGTATCGGCACTTTTTGCCATTGTATCAATAGGGTTTTTAATCTTATCAAGTGTTGCAATAAGATTATCAGCGTTGGTACTTAGGTGGTCAGCACCTTTACCTGCCTCTGCAAGTGCACCTTTAAAGTCAAAAGATACAACCTTTTTAGCAACGTTAAAACTATCAACAAGTACTTGCCCTGTTTCTTTTGCTGACTGACCCAAGAAAATAATACCCTGTACGAGTTCAAAGACTGCAACCTTGAGTATCTTTGCAGTACCGTCAATGCCGTCTAGTACGTCACCAAACTGCCCACCACTGTCAATTGCTGAGGCTACAGCACTTACAAAGCCCTCCCCAACACTTTCTTTAAGGTTATCAAAAGCAACCTTTACTGTTGCAATTTTGCCGTTTGTTGTTTCAGCATACTGCTCAGTACTCATTGTTACTTTTTGCTGTACAGCACGTAGCATCTCAGCCGTTGTTGCGTTAGCATCAAGCTGTATTTTGTACTCCATTAAGGCACGTTGACCCTTACCTGTCATTATCTTTGCAAGGTTATCAGTATTACTCTCAAGCGTACCAAAACCACTTGCTGTTAAATCACTAGCAAGTTTTGCTAACTCCATACCCTTAGTAAAATCACCACCTGCTATTTTACCCAACTTAGCCATTGCCATTGATGCGTCCTCATCGTCAACACCCATACGTGCCATTTTCTGAGCAAAGGCATCTATCTGTACGCCAACCTTTTCGTATGACTGACCAGTTGATACAACTGTTGCCCTCACCAAGTTCATTTTTTCCTCAGCCTCTAAGTAAGCCTTAACGCTCTCTTTCGTAAAATCAATAGCAATTTCAGTACCTTTCTTTAGTGCCTCAAGTGCTAAGCCACCCTTAAATACTGATGTCGCCATACTTTCAGTACCTTTACCTGCCTTGCCTTGTGCATCATTAAAATCTTTGAGGTGCTTGTTAGTATCGTCAGCTGTAGCACTCATATCACCTAGCGACTTTTTAACAGCATCAAGTTGTTTTGTTGCCTCATCTACTGCCTTTATTGTAAATTGTAGTGTGTTATTTTCAGCCATTGTGTTTTATTTGCTACGTGCCTCGTTTTCAACTGCCCACTTAATTAACAGTTTATCAATAAACCACTCAGGTTGCTCATTAAACTGTTGATACGTCCACCCCATTTTTTCACACACTATTAACATAAACACATCATTGTCAGGTGTGTTGTTACTTCCTGCTAGGAAAGTTTTATAGTCATAGTCAAAGTCCTCTAGTCCTTTTTTTTTCCTATGACAATATCAGTAGCCTTATTTAGTACAACAACACCCTCGTCAGCAGGTAGGTTTGAGATGTAGTTAAGTATATCTGTAACAGCTATACCCTCTTTATTTGTGATACTTACAATAGTTGTCTTGAAAATAAAGTCTTGTACCTCTTTTGCAATAACGTCCTGTGTTGTTTCTTTCTGATAGATGCCGTTTAGTGCAGTCTTTTCACCAAAAGTAATGTACTCATTAAGTACAGCAACATCGCCATTTGGTAGTATAAAGTTTTGTGTAGGTCGCATAAGTATTAGTATGCAGTAGCAACTATGTTACGTAGTGTTACGGTCATCATTTTACTATCTACTAGTGAGTAGTAAGCCTTAAACTTGAGTGTCTGAGTAACGAGGTCATCATTACCAATTTTACGTGCAACCTCAGTAAGTTTTGCCTTAGCAAGGTCAATAGTAATTGTAGGGTTACTTGATGCACCAATAGTTGTACTAGTCATAACAGCTGAAAGGCGTAGTGCCTTTTGTGTATCAGCAGTCATAAGGTCAATATAAGTGTGGTCAGAGTATATAAGCTCAACTGTCCCCTCACATTCAAATGACTTATTTACACGGTCAACTGGTGCAAGGTTTCCAATAGTCCAGTCCTCATCAACGTTTGCCTTAATAGATACTGATGCCTTACGCACACTAACAGCTGATGCCCCTGTAAGTCCTGCTAGGTTTGTCGCTATCTTAAATGTTGCTTGCTGTGGTAAAAAGGCATTTTCAGTTGTAGCAAATGACACTGTGTTTGCTGTCTGTACGCCAGTATTTGTACGGAAACCTGCCTTATATGTTGAGTACTTGTTAATTTCAAAGTTAAGGTCAAGACTATCTACCATACCAAGTGCATAACGGTAACCTGTACTTTCACCAAGTCCTGCTGTTGAAAGTGTAAGAGTAGGGTGCTGTGCTGTCTGTAGTGTTGTAAATACGTGGTCGTAAGCTGTTGTTTCAACGAGTGTTGGGGTATCTGTTCCAAAAAGTCCCAAGAGAATAAGCCCCAGTGTTGTGTCATTCATACGCCCAGTAATGCTACCCTCAGCATATTTACTGGTGATGTCCTGCCCTTGTGCATTTTCAATTACTCCAACGCTAGAGTTATCTACTGCGTAGTTAATCTTGTCGTCAAATTGAAAGTCCATTTTTGGCAACCAGTAAGTAGGTGCAACTGCTGTACCTCTCACTGTTTCCTTTCCTAAACCGACACTAAGTTTTCGTCCAATATGTGTTGACATAATATTTATTTATTTTTAGCCTCAAGTATCTTTGCTAACTCAAGGTCAGCCTCAGCCTGTGAGGTTGCGTTAATAGTAATTTGATAATCAGGGTAGTGGAAACCTTGCACAGGTGCTTTGACCTGTATATTTTCTTTGCCTATGACTTTGTTAACTGGTGCTTTTTCTAGCATAATTTTATTATATCACTTATTTTATAAACAAGTATGCACATTACTATATGCTACTTGCGACATTACACCTTAAACGTAACTCTTGGTATATCTGGTTACCGTTAGGGCTTTGTACTTCTTGCCTCTGACCCATAGTAGGCATAACCCAGTCTACTGTGCCACCTAAAGTATCGTTTGCCTTAGCCTCAAGCACGTTGATAACAGCCTTACTTGCATTATCTAGTATTGTTTTTGCTAGGTTTTCACCCTTAACAGGTAACTCACAAATTAACCATATAGTAAAAGTGAGCACACGTACATTATTGGTGTCATCTAACATTGTGCCCTCCTCATTAGTCATATCAAAAATAATAGCAGGGTAGCCATCAATTGCACTATTACGATAGTCATATACATAAGCAACCTCTGTTACTGTCTGTAGTAAGGTCTTTATTTGTGCACGTATTGCTGAGGGGTCATATGTAGACATATTATTTTAATTGTTCAATGATATTGTTAATCGTTCCTTTTATTATAACATTTACTCTGTCAACACTTGCATCAAGTGCACGTTGAAAAAATAGGTTTGCTTTTGTTCCTTTCTTTTCTATGCTCTTAATAACTGCCCAAGGTGATATACCTTTCATTTTTGCCCACGGTGCAATTTCGTCATATGGTACTGTATGTGGTGCTGTTCCATATTCAACGTCTGAGGCATACAGTCTGCCACTCTTAATTGTACCCTCAAGAGGTTTAAACTCACGTGTAAAGGTACTACGTAGTTTACCTGTCACCCCTCGTGGGGCTTCTTTTTTAAGTTCATTATCAACAACAGTAAGCACAGCTTGTATTGTTGCATTGGCTTGTTTAATACCCACCTCAGGGGCTTTTTCAATTAAGGCTTGTAATCTATCAAGCCCACCAACTTTTAACTCTAAACTCATAACTCAGGTGCAGTGAGTAAATACTTTTTATGTGCAGTAAGTGAAAAC